TGGGTTCGAATCCCATCATCCGCTCCAACAGTTTCTGTAAGAAAACCTACGCAAACCTTGATATTGCTAGGGATTATGAATAAAGTACACGTAAGAAAACTTACGCAATCCATCTTACAGAACCATTACAGAAGATATTACAGGTATGAATAAGCCTTTTTACAAGGGGCGTCTGTCCATCAACAAGGAAAAATCTTCTCCTTACTGGATGGTGACATTTCAGGGGCCGGACGGCAAAATGCGGCGGCGCTCCACGAAAGTACCTGTGAATGGCGGAGAATTTGAAGGAGACCGCATCACGGCTAAACTGGCGGAACGTATCGCCTACCAGCGAGGCGTGCAGATAGCCTGCGCGGAGGCGGAAGAATACCAGGCGCACAACAATGTTTCTGTGCGTTCCTGGTGTGACGATTATGTGAGGCGCAAGGCGGCGCTGGTATCGGAAGACACGGCGCGGAACGCCAGGACGGCCTACAAGCATTTCTATGCTTACCTGGGCGGACGGGCTGATGCCCCGCTGCGCCTGATTACCAAGGCGGATATCAAGGGCTTTGTGGCAGCCCGCCGGGAAGAGGTGCGCCAGAAGACGGTAGCCAAGGACCTGGCCGCTCTTTCCCAGGCATTCGCGGACGCCGTGGATTCGGAAGTAATTGACCGCAACCCGTGCGCCGGCGTTTCCATTCCCCCGGACCGCGCGGGCGAGAAGCTGCACAAGGAAGCGTTCACCATGGACGAGATTCGCTACATGATTGAGCATTTCCCTCCCCTGTGGAGTTCCGCGGTCCGCTGCTCGTTTGAAACCTTTGGGCAGCGGCTGGGGGACATACTTCGCCTCAACTGGAATCAGTTTGACTGGGAGCGCCGCGTCGTTCGCTTTGAAACGGGCAAGACGGGGCGCTGGATGGATCAGCCCATGAGGGAGGGCTTTTACCAATGGGCCCTTGCCCGCTGGAAGGAAGCGGGGGAACCGGCGGACGCATTGCTTCACGCGCCCCTGCTGGCTTTGGGGGATGGAGCTTCCGCCCAGTTCGGCTTTCTATTGCGCACCCATGGTATCGGCGTGGTGCATGGAGCGGCCGGCGGCCGCAGACGGAGGATGAACAGCAAGTCATTCCACAGCATCAGGGCGACGGCCGCCACGTTGTTGCAGGCATCAGGCGTATCGCAGGGGCTGGCCATGGAGCTGGTGGGGCATGATTCTTCCGCCGTGCATAGCGTGTACATCCGCCCCTCCGCAGAACAGCTGCGGTCCGCCGCGGATTCCCTGCCGGAGTTGTAAGGTTTCCGGCTGTGTGACACCGTCACTCTTTCTTTGATGCAGTTGTCTTGCCATGCTTTCAGGCATGGACAGGCATACTGTGTTTACTCTCGCCCTGCAACTGATTGGGACGCAGGAGTATAAGAAGGATTCCCCTACACAGCACCCGTGTGACGTATGGTTCAATCCCGTATTGCGGACGGCGTGCGCCCGTTTTAATTGGACGTTTCTGGCGCGCGAAACAGTGCTGAAACGCAGAAAGGATGCCGTTGTAGCGCCGGGAGTGGCCTTGTTTCCTTACCCGGACGGATGCCTGAAGATTACCCGTATGAGGACGGAGGACGGGGTTGATGTGCGTCTCCCCCGCTTACAGGCGGAAGGTATCTTGATAGACGAAGACGAGTGCCCGGAGACGTTGCGCGTGAATTACCAGAGCGACCTGGTGGCGCTGGGAGGGACGTTGCCGGATCACGCGCCGGAGTTTTGCGACGCGGTGGTGTGTTTGCTGGCCTGTAGGGTGTGCATGGCGCTGACGAGTAATGCCAGGCTTCAGCAGGCGTTGGAAGAGCGGGCCCAGGCTGCCTTTCTGTCTGCGATTGCTACCGACCGGCAGCAGGACGGCAGCAAGGCGATCGACCCTGTCACGCGCATCATGAAGCAGAATATTTTTAGAAGGAGACGCTAAAATGGGGTTTGTCAGTAATATGCTTGCCGCGGATGTGACGGCCAGCGGGTATGATGCCAGGAAGAAGCAGACGCTGGCCTACGGCCAGGCGGCGAAGAACAGGGCCTACAGCCAGGCCAACGGGGTGGAACAGGCGGCACGCTCCAATGCTCTGGTGGAGGGATCCAATATGATGACCATGCGGGGGAATCAGCGCCGGGCGGTTGGCAACGCCAGAGCACAGGCGGCAGGAAGCGGCTTTACCAGCGAGGGGACGGGGGCGGCGACTGCCGATGCGGTGAACAGCCTTTACGAGAAGCGGATTTCCGACATGGCTCATGAGTCCAGCACGGGTTCTATCAATGCGGTGAATCAGGCTATCGGTCTGCGCCGGCAGGGGGATGAGGCAATGAGGGCTGCGGAAGCGGAAGCCGCGCAATACCGCAGCATGGCCAGGGGTACGCGCATGGGGATGTGGTTGAGCGGCGCCGGTTCTTTGGTTGGGGCGATTGATGGGGGGCTGAATGCTTATGATGATGCCGTAGAATGGAATGAGCGTCCAGATGTCCAGAGCGGAGAGGTGAAGCCCGCAGGCGTTTGGAAGGATACGACGATAGGAGCCATGAATGGGATGGGTTGGGGTAGTTCCGCCGCGAATGCTTTTAATCCGTATATGTCTTCCTTCACGTCCCAGGGGTGGGAAAAGAGTTTTTTGAAAGCGCTTGGTTATGGACAGAGATGAAAGCTTGATTAACGGGCCGGGGGTGCAGCCTCCGGCGAGTGTGAATGTTCCCATGCCACGCGATGTGACAGGGGATGCCCTGCGCCGGGGGGTGGCCCAGGTGGGACAGAATATCGACGGGGTGTTCCGGGAGATGGTGGAAGTGGAGGATTCCACGAAGCAGTTCGAGCAGGAAAGGATCCTGATGCAGACGCAGGACGAGGTGGGCAGTGAAGCCAGGAGGAGGCTGCAGCTTCCCGACGGGGATCCGGAAGCGTTTTTCGATGAGAGGGGGAATTTCAGCGAGAAGGCGTTAAAGAATTTTGCGGCTCCTTATTTGAAGAGGCTGCAAGGGATAGGCAGCGGGATCCTGGATCCTGACCTTGCCCGGAAGATGCGCTTTAAGGCATCTGTCGCCGGGGACAAGATGTTGAATGATTTGTTTGACAGCGGCAAGGATGTGGCGAGGAAGAAGCAGGAAACGGCCTTGAATTCCAGTTTGAAACTGGCGGAAGAAACGAATAATTGGGGATGGTATGAAGACCTTGTTCATGAAGGTGTAAGAGCAGGGGCTATTGATTTTGCTAAAGGGCAACTGCTAATTGTTCAGGGAAGAAAATCCAGATATGCGAATGAACAGGAGAATTTGAAAACAGCCCTGTTTTCCAGCGCGGCGGCTGATCCTGTTCGCACGGCAGCAGCCATTAACAAAGGGTTGTATGATAATCTGAATCCCATTGACTTGGACCGGGCCAAACGCGAGGTACGCAGCCGGCTGTCCGATGTAGCTACTCCTGCCCCTTTAACCGCAGAGGATCGCCGTAATATTCAGAAGAAGAATATTGACGCCCTGAAAAAACAGCTTCCTAACGGAGCTACCGAACAGATGTGGAAATGGGCCCGCAATGCTCAAAAGAACGGAGGACGGATCACGGAACAGGACAAGGTGGAGATACGGGGAGCGTTCAGCATGGAGCTGGATAAATTGCCTGTCCCCAAGGATCGGGACGAAGCGAGACAGATTGCCTCTAGAGTAGTACAGAAGTGGGCCAAGCTTGGAGCTTATGATGGAAATGAAGAATATATCCGAGCCGTGGTGATGGATAAATTGGATTCCCGGATGGATGCCGCCAAAGGTGCCCGCAGGAATGATATTGGGCTGGTGTTGCGCCATATTCCGGATGATGCGTATATTCCGAACAGATCCGCTTCCGTTGAGGAAGCGTACAGGAAAGGCGATAAGAAAAAGATTCAGGAGAAGGAGGCTGCCAGAAATCTGGTGGAGAGCCAGATTGAGGAACATGTGCGCGTCCAGATGGCGTATTGGCGAGAACGGAATCCTGAAGCGAGCATTCATGATGACCGGATGCAGATTTTCCTGCTTGCGGCCGAGAAGGCCAGGGATTTGAACGAATACAATCAGCAGAAGAATTTGAGTATTGTCGAAAAGTCCAGGGAGATTTCTCGTGCTTTCGACAGCGAGGCCCAGGTGGGAGATACCAGGGAACAGGCACTGGGTTCCGGAAAAGATTTCATCGACCGGAAAAACAAGGAGTGGAAGGATTACCAAGAAAAACAAGTTCCCTACACGCCGCAGGTAGAGGTAGTGAAGGACAGTGCCCCCTTGGCCGTGTCCATGTCTTTTGTGACAGGCAGGCGTGCCGGGGCCTATGTGCCCAAGGAGATGTACCAGAAGCTTGTTCAGAAGTACGGAAGCCGCCCCTGCCTAAAAGCCACTATGGACCAATCCAAAGCTTACAACGAAGTTCCTGTGGTAGGGTTTTATGAAGGCCCCAACAGGGGCATTGAATTTTCCGGCGACGAGTACGGCAACCGCCTGATCATGCTTGCGGGGGATAAAGGGAATGCGACCGTCCGGTTTGCTCCAGAAGAGGTTCCCGGCATGATCGAACCCGGTAATATTGATTTAAGCTCCCGCCCCGTCGTCCGCAACTCCGACGGCTCCATTAGTACAGTGCGTTCTATTTCCGTGGAAATGGACGGGAAAGAATACCTGATTCCTACCGTTTCCGAGAACGGCAAGGTTCTTTCCGATGACGATGCCGTGAAGCAGTTCAAGAAGACGGGCAAACACTTGGGCGTGTTCGATTCTCCGGAGGACGCTACGGCTTATGCCAGACAGCTTCACGAGGATCAGGAGAGTTTTTATGCTCCTCAGCGACAAGGCGCAATCAATGTGCTGAACCAACCTGTTTCCTCCCCTCAAAAGGCCGCCCAAGTGCTTTCCCCCGCTCTTCAGCAGTACGAGCCCGCTTTCCGGCGGGCCGGGGAGAGGTACGGCGTGGATCCTGATTTGTTGATGGCTATTGCCATTCATGAAACGGGTAACGGAACCAGCTCTGCTTTTCGAAACAAGAAGAATGCCATGGGCGTGAGTCCGAACGGAGGAGGCCCGCGGTCATTTGAAACGGTCGAGGCCGGCATTGACTACATGGCTCGGCAACTCGCCCGCAACTACCTGGGCCAGGGGCTGACGACGATTGAAGCCATTGGCAAGAAGTACGCTCCCCCCGGAGCTTCCAACGATCCCAAGGGATTGAATTCCCACTGGGTGAAGGGAGTTTCCGAGTATTATTTTCAACTTAAAGCTTAACAGATAACCATGTTTGAAACAGATTTTTTTCCGTTGGCGCAGGAGGCGAAACATTCCGACCTTCTTCCCGAGTCCCTTGACCATTTGCAGGAGAATGACGCCCCTACTTCATTGCAGGACTGGGGACAGGTGCCGGGTTCCCGGAAGCTTCCGGAGTTCCGGCCCGACGAAAGTCGCCTGAAGGTGTTTTCCGCGCTGGCCTTGGGGGATGACTCTGACGAAGAAGCAAAAGGGTTGGTGAAAGCAGAAGGCTTGAAAATTCCTACTACCTCCGATGAAGAAGCCTGTCTGGGGCTGGATGTATGCGTTTCTCTGTTTGGGGTGGATCAGGCCGCAGATCCGTATCTGTACTGGACCCGGCAAGGCAAGGAAGCGCCGCGGTTTAAGGATATGGGGGAAGCCCACCGCGCTGTGTGGCAGGATTTTTCCAGCAAGACACGCAAGAGGTATGCTGATTACCAGCAGAAGAAGGCGGAGTTTCAGCGCGGCCTGGAAGAGTTTGGCCGGGAGCTGGAAACAGCGCTTCCGGAAGCCGTCCTGCAGGGGAAGACCCTTTCCCCTGATATGATGGAGAAGGCAACACGGTATGGACAGGCCGAGAAGGTAACGGGCAGCCTGCAACGGGCCCGCGCGGCCGTTGACCTGATCCGTGGTGTGAACCGCGGCGGCGCTTCCTACGGCGCTCATGAAGGCGCCGTCCATGCGGAGACGGAAAGAATTCTCCAGGAAGAGAACAAGGATGGCAGTTATTACCGATTCCTGGGCATGGAGTTCGGCAAGCCGAAGACGGAGGAGGAAGCAGAACAGCAGGCGCGGGCCAACCTGGGCAACAGCTACGAAGTGACGCGGGAGTTTATTTCCCACCTGGCGAACGTCCTTTCCGACGAGGACGGACAGTTGGATGAAGGAGCCCTGGGAGCCATGATGCTGGCCCTGGACGCGGACGCACAGGGTCAGCAGACGATTGACAGCCGGTTTGTGCGCAACACGCTGGAAGGTCTGAAACGCTGGGGGAGCGAATCCGCTGACTTTTTGAACCGCTACGGCATGAGGGCCTTTGATTCAGTCGGCCTTCTGGCTCCAACTTGGCAGGACGATCTTCAACGCTACAACGACCCCCGCATAGAAGTCCTGAAAGACAATCTGGCCAAGCTGGAAGACAGCCGCCTGACGGCCTCAGACAAAGCCACCTTTTTAGCCGGGATGATGACAGATCTGGGCACCGTGACGGGGGAAAGCTCCCCGGCCATTCTCGGCGGATTCATCAACCCCGCGGCTGCAGCCATCGCCTTCATCCCCTCCGCCGCCAACCGGAGCATTGCCAGCAACCACGCGGAAGGCAACCCCAACGCGGAACTCACCGGCCTCATTGAAGGAACCTTCGAAGGCGTGGCGGAAAGCTTCTTCGGCGTGGCCACCAAGTCCGTTCCCATCATTGGCAAAGCTCTGGACAAGGCCGCTCTGGGCCTGATGAGCCGCCCCGCGCTGGGCAAAATCGCCTCCAAGGTGCAGGGCAATGTCTATCTGCGCTACCTTTCGGACCGCGTCGTGGCGGAAAGCCTGGGCGAGCTGGTCGGGGAAGAAGTCATCAGCCAGACGGGCAGCTATCTGACCATTCAGGCCATGCGCCAGATGGGCGTGGACATGAAGGACAAGCAATGGGTTCCTTTCTCCACGGCCTGGGAAACGATTCAGGACGAGCGTCAAAGCACGGCCACGGTCGTCTATTGCGCCGCCCTGGGCCTCATGGGCCTGAAGGCGGACATGAACGCCGCCGCGGCCTTCTCCCGCAGCCGGAAGAATCTGGAAACCGTCGGCCTGAAACCGGAAACCTCCTCCCGCCTGGCTCTCATGGCGGAACAGGCCATCAACAGAAAAGCCCTGCTCCAACAGGCAGGGGACGCCAACGCCGCGGAAATTCAGCGGACGGAAGATGAACTTCAGAAAGAACTGCAAAAAGCCTACCTGGAAGAAGTCGTCAATGAAGACCCCGTCAAGCTGCGCGACCGCCTCCGAAAGAATCATGAACTCTTCATGAGTGAGGTGGAAGCCCAAGCCGCCCTGCGGGAAGGCGTGCTGAAGGCGGCGCTGCGTGAACAGGGCGTGCTGGACGTGGAAGAGAGCCTGACGGGCAAGAATGTGGTGACCGTGGAGGATACCGAACAGGCGGAGAAGGACCGCGCTTCCTGGCAGGACGGGAAGATGCCGGAGGGGTATGAAACGCCCGTGAAGAAGGTGGAGTGGACGGACGAGCAGCTGGCGGCCTATTCCCAGTACGCCATTGGGAACGAAGGGTTGAAGCGGATGAAGGCCATCCGGTCCGCCGCGCTGAATCTGGACATGGCCGCGAAGGTGAATGAGAAGGATTACGCCAGGACCCTGCCGCTGACGGAGAGTTCCGTACCTGTGGCCGCCGAGCTGGCCAGGAGCAAGGGGGCGATGACGATTGACGTGCTGCGGGCTTTGTCCGAGGCGGCGGCCAGGGAGGGAGAGAACGGCCGCAGCGTGCTGCCCGGCGTGAGCAACGCCGCCGTGCGCGCCATGGAGGGAAGTTTCATGAAGCGGTTGCAGTGGGAGGCCCGCAGCGGCGATACGGCCGGCGCGTCCCGGATGCTGGCGGGCGAAGGCGGTGCAGCGGCTATCCGGCTGACGGCCGGCGAGGGGCCGGCGAGCCGCATTGTGTATAATCCGGGGCATACCCTTTCCACGAATTTGGCGGAGGACGTGGTGGAGAGCATGCTGGTGGATAAGCTGCAAAAGGAGGGAGGCATGGACGGCCGGGGCCATCTGACGGATGCCGGGAAGGATTGGCTTTCCGCCATGCACCGGGAGATGCGGGAAGTGCGCCGGCAGGTGCTGGCGGCTACCGGCAGGGACATCATGCCCGGGTTGGAGAAGGCGGAACCTTCCCTGATGAACGTGACGGAGTATTTTTCCCACCTGTCCCAGAGCGCGTTTTACCGGCAGGCCGGGAAGTACGGCCTGAATGACGCGGCGATGCGGCATGTGAAGTTTATGGATTCCGCGCTGATTCAGGCGAAGTTTCTTAATGATATGGGGGCGGGTTTTGCGAAGTGGGCGGACACGGAGGCGGGCCGAGCCTGGCAGAAGGAGGGCGGGACGCTGGCCGGATTGCTGCAGGAAACCGGCCATGAGCTGGCGGATTTGTACACCAACAGCCGGGTTACGGCGGAGAATGTGGCCGCCGTGGAAGAGGCCCGCATGTACCGGAGGGCCAACGGGACCCGGACCGTGGAAGATATCCGGGAGGAACTGGAAGAGGCAGCCCAGGAGGGAACGCCCGTCACGCCGGAATCCGAGCTGGAAGCACAGAAGCCGCAGGAAATCCCGGCGGAAGAGAGTATTACCGGAGAGTCCATCCCGGCGGAAGCCAACGAAGAAGCGCCTGACGAGGATCCGGAGAGCGGGCAGTTTGTGCCCCCTCCCGGAAGCGTGATTGAAACCGATCCCGAAGGCAAGGGCCGCGGCCTGGAAGGAGGCCGGTATGCGGAGGACGGCGTGGAAGGTTCCGTGATCGGCATGGTTCCTTTTTCCTCCCTGGTGTTTTCCGAATGGCCTTTTTCCAGGTTTGCCGCTGCGGACGGCATGGCTGAAGCGCTGCGGCACGCGGACGGCCGCATGGAGGTGATTATGGGGGGCGCCCTGCTGCGGCAGGATGAGCGGGCAAGGAGCGTGAAGGTCCGCGTGTGGGATGCGGATGCTGCCCATAATGAAGCCTGGGCCCGCGGAAGGGTTTTGGAGCAGATAGCGCTTGCCGGCCTGGCGCCGAAGGTTTTTTCCGTCCGGGATTATCTGGAGTATTACCGCCACCTGTACCCGGCCGGCTTGCCGGGCAAGGAGACTCTGGGGAAGCTGGGCAAGAAGGCCTTTCAGGCCGTGGCGATTCTGGAGAAGGCGGCGCCGGAAGTGGTGCGGGATGTGCTTTCCGGCGCCGTGTCCGCGGCGGATGCCTACGCCGCGGCGGAGACGGCCTCCACGCAGGAGGGACAGCGGTTTTATCTGGATCAGAAGGCCGCCGACAGGAAGGCGAGCCTGGAGTACCTGACTGCCCTGACGAGGGCCTGGGAAGCCGCGCCCGGGACGGACGCGGATATGCTGCGCAGGCAGGCCCGTTATGTCGTGGCCGCCCGCAAGGAGATTCGCAAGGCTGTTGCTCGCCTTCAGGATGTGCGGGGAGAGAAGCCCCGCGCCGTCGCCCAGCGGGAGCTTGGCATCGACCTGCCCACGGCGGAGGCGGTGGCCGACGCGATGAAGAGGCTGGGCCTGCTGGACGCTTCTTTTGACGCGTTTGAGGCTGATTTGGATGTTCCGGGGCGCGCTGCGGAGTGGGACGGGAAGAGCCCGACAGGAGTTGTCGGCAGTTTTTTCCAGACGCGGGAAGAGGTGAAGGAGATGAAGGCCGGGACGGAGGCGTCCGAGGCCGCTGGCAGAGCCGCACGGGAGCGGGACCGTCAGACGGAACAGGATGATGCACTGATGGAACAGGCACGCAAGTTGGAACTCCCTGCCTCGAAGAAGTGGATGAAGCCGCGCACCGTTCCGCTGACCGAGGCCCAGGCGCAGGAGGCGATTGTGAAGGCGTTGCAACTGACGGCCCGCAAGGGGGGGAACGGCGATAGGCTTACCCAGGTTCTTCATGAGTTCCGCGACGGGCGGGAGTATTTTGTCAGCACAGACGGGTTCAGGATGAGCATTGTTCACCGCATGGCGCCGGATGTCGGCAAGGAGGGGGATTTTGAGTTTCTGGGAGGGGCTAAAGAGAGCGGCGAAGGGTGGACCCCTTATAGCTGGCAGCAACTGGTTCCGCCTCTGAACGGGCAAGGGACGCGCGTTGACCAGGTGGACCTGTCCCGGTTTAATTTTCTGGAGGATGCCCGGAATGGAAAGGACGACGATGGTAAACCTGCATTCCGCACGCGGGACGGATGGCGCATCGGACTGATCAACCACGGGAAGATCGCCGTGCTGAATCCGGAATACGTTGCATCCCTGTTGAAGCAAGTCAAGAAGCTGAACCGGGAACTGGGGATGCCCAACCAGGCGGAAGTAACTTGCCCGGCTGATCCTTACCATGCGGTGCGCTTTGATATAGGTGCCGGAGAATGGACTTTCACCAGTGTGTTGATGACGGTGCGAGACCCCGAAGAAAGCTTGCAACCAAAGGACATTGTCCTGAATGCCTATGGTGAACAGGCAAGTACCCTGGAAGCCTCCCGTCCCCCAGCGGAAGAAGCGGACGGGAAGACGGTTCCCGACAAGCTGGAGGATGCGGGGCGTGAGATCAGGGCACACAAGGACAGGTACAGCGACAGGATTACCGAGCCGCTGAAGGCCGAGATGCCGGAGGATTTCAGCAAGGTGACGGCGAGCAGGTATTTCCCGGAACCCGACTGGGAGAAGCTGGTCAATGACGGCGTGAGCCAGGATGTGATTGTGGCCGTGGCGTTAATCCGGAATTTGCTGCCGGACAAGCCCAGGGGGAGAAAGGCGTCTTACTTGGGGAAAGAGTGGCTTAATGCCATGAAGATGTACCGCCGCAGCACGGCGGAGTTGTTGGAAGGTTCGTTGAAACCGGAAGAGTTTTTTGCGATGCTGGCCAAGCAGGGCGAGAAGTGGGAACGTCAGGTGGATTTGTTCAGGGGGCTGGGTTATCCGTATTGCCTGAAGGCGATGGGGATGCAGCTGTCTACGTGGACCAGTTACCCTGATAGGAAGGTGAAGTGGCGCGTGGAGCGTCACATGAAAGGCAGGGTTGTGATTTCAGGTGATGGCGACGTCCGCATGTATGATACCAAGGAGGAGGCGATTGAAGCTTTCCGCGTGGCGGCGGCTGTGCAGTCGGCTCTTGATCATGAAACGAAGCAGAAGGAAGGGGAGGACGGAAAGAGCGAAAAGAAGAGGAAGGACGTGAAGCTGACGATTCGTTATTACAACAGCGGACCGAAGAAGGGCGAGTATTTTATTTGCCGGGATTTGCCCGGCAGCGCGCGCATTAAGCTCAAGGATGGCCTGGCTTCCGGGAAGGAGGCGCGGGAATATATGTATGCGCACATGGACGAGCTCCAGGAGAAGCTGAGACGAATTGCCAGGAAGCCGGATGTCATGCTTGAGGTGAGTTCTGAACGGGTGGGGGAAGATTACCGCAACGGGAAGAATGTGGATAACGCGATGCTGATGGAAACGTTTGGCATTAACGGGATTACTTACGGGAATTGGGTGAGCGGTCCGGAACGTCAGGCCAAGCTGAATGCGACGTATGATGCGTTTTTGGATTTGGCCCATCTGCTGGGGATTCCGCCGAGGGCGATTTCTTTGAACGGCAGTCTTGGGTTCCAGTTCGGCGCGAGCGGCGTAGGGCGTTATTCGGCTCATTATCGCCCTGCCGACGTGAGCATCAACCTGACCCGCAAGAAGGGGGATGGTTCCCTGGCGCACGAGTGGTGGCATGCGCTGGATCATTATTTTATGCGTGCTCACGCGGGGATGAATATGGAGCTAGCCAGCAATCATACCCAAAGCCGGATTGCGCCGAATTCTGCCCGGAGAACCGAGGATGGGGGCTTCCAATATGATTATCAATATTCTACTCCCGGCATGAATGAGGACGCAGGACGGGCGTTTGCAGAGCTGGTCCATGCGATTCAACGAAGCAGGTATGCCGAGCGCAGTACGGCGATGGGCAGGCAGTATTGGGGTTCCAATATAGAAATGACGGCAAGAGCGTTCCAGACGTACATTGTGAAGAAGGCCAGGGATGCGGGGGTTCTCAATGAGTATTTGAGCGCGTACCAGAGCAAGGAGGTATTTAGTGAGATAGACAGGGAGTTTTTTGATTCCACGGGGATTGACCGGTATCCGTATCCGACGGATGAGGAGATGGAGAAGCTTGCCCCGCTGTTTGACAGGTTCTTTGCCGCGCTGACGCACGTCAGGCAGGAGAACGGGAATTACGTGACCTTTTCCGTGACGGATGCGGAAGATATGGGCTCCCCTGCCGAGACTACGTTTCCCATTGTTTCGGCACAGGAACAGGGCCTGTTCCTGGACGGGCATTTTGAGGCGGGCAACGCCGTCATTACGGAACCGGGAGTGACGTTTTCCATTTCCGCCCTGCATGCTTCCCCGCATTCTTTCCGGAAGTTTTCTACGGATTATATGGGGCAGGGAGAGGGTGCGCAGGCGTATGGCTGGGGGCTGTATTTTGCGGAGTCAGAGAAGGTGAACCGGGATTATCTGAAGAAGTTTGCAAGAGATAAATATTTCATTGAGTGGAGGGGGCGGAGGTTTGACGCCTGGCACGGTTCAGACGAGTTTGTCGAAGCTGTTTTGAAAGATATGGGGGTCTCGGAACCAACCCGTTCCATGAAGCTTGCGATATGGCAGCTGGCCGTTCCTGTTTTGGATGATAATAGAGAAGAAAAACTTGATTACCTCAATCGCCAACAAAACTATGCCGAAAGCACTTTGAGGAGCAAGCGGCTTTTTGAGACGGAACTTCAATATGAAAGTAAGATTGCAGAGGCAAAGGAGCGACTTGCTGTTATCAAGTTTTTGAAAGAGAGGGTTGGTGATTTTTCCAGAGGGTCAGAAATTGTTCCCGCTTCCAATTACCGGGTGGAGCTGAATGTGGATGATTCCGAGCTGCTGGGCTGGGATTACGTGGACGAGACGGTTCTTGCCTTGTTGAAGGATTCCCCGGTGGAAGAGGTGCGGTATGCTTTGGAACGTGCCGAAAGACGGGCGGATGACCGCGGCGAAAACGTGAGAGGCAAAGACGTTTATCAGGAGTTGTTTGATGCTTTTTGGGATGGAGAAGATGGCACGAGGCAGGAGGCACAGAAGGCTGCCAGCGTGTTTCTGCTGTCCAGCGATATTAAGGGCATCAGGTACGCAGACGGACTCTCCCGCGGGAAAGCGGAGGAAGAGCAGACGTATAATTACGTGATTTTTAATGAGAAATATATTAAGATTACGGCGTTTGCGGACGAGTCCACCGGGGGAGCGTGGGTGGATTATGAGGATCCGACAGCGAGTTTTTCCGTAACCGCTCTGGATGGGGACGGCACGGTGTTAAGGCCGGAAGCTTTCATCACCCGGCCTGACGGGAACCCGGACTGGTTCACCATTCCGAAGCGCAGAGGGCAGGCCGCCATGCCGGTGCGGCTGCTGGCAGGCAAAGACATGGGAGAACATAAGGGATACGGACTGACGCACATTGCCGCGTCCAGAGACTTGGACGGATTGTGGGCCCGTGTCACTCCGGAACGGTATTTGTCCAATATCCTGGCAAACGCCAGCGAGCTGTATTTACAGGGAGACAGGGAAATATTAGTGAAAGGCAAAAGACCTTCCTCGTGGATAGTGTTGCAGCTGGTGAAGGAGGATGGGTATTACTCTATTGTTACCGCGCATCCTGTGAATAATCCAAATAAGAAACCTCAAGGAAAGAGGATCCCCTTTGATGGGCGGTTCTCATCAACACCGGGAAAAGAGGCGCCCGGGGTCTGGGGGCTCGAAGAGAAATACTCTTCTGGCGGGTTGCCCTCGAAGGGCGGCGCTCTTGGCAAGGCCTCTCAAGAAGCGATGACCGCAGACAGGGGATATGCCTATTCCCTACCACCGGGTGCGCATGTTGTCAATATCAATGACGTGCGGCTGCGCTTCGACGACGGGCGACAGATGAATGCGGGGGGAGCCGTTTCTACGATGTCCCTTGCCCTGATGGATGACGGCCTGGATACGGCCCCGCACCTGAAGGAACACGTGGTTCAGCAGCTGATCGGCGACGTACGCACGGCGGTGCGGCGGTTTAACCGCGTGTTTGCCGGAAATACGGGCGTGGAAGCCGCAGCGCGGGAGATGGGTCAGGCACAGGCGCTGCTTGGCATGATCAATAAGTACGCGGCCAGGGGCTACCGCCCGCGCCTGACCGCCCAGATGCGTTATGTGGAGGTGTACGCCCGGATGCTGGAGAGCGGGAAGATTCTTTCTTACGGGAAATTGAACGCCCAGGAACTGGAATCCCTGAAGGAAGATCTGGAAGCGGAATTGTCCGACGCCGTGGATGTTTCCGCCCGCGGGATTGCGTGGGAGGCCGCCGAGGGCGGATTGTCCGGAAAGCATGAGCTTGAACGGCTGGAAATACAGGCCCGGCAGGAGGTGCGCGATTTACTGGTGAGGGATTATGCCGGCCGCAAGCTGGACGAGGTGGTGCGCGATATGCTGAATCAGGGGGCGGCCCAGCTGGAGAAGCAGCTTAAGGACGAAGAGATGGCGCGTATCGGCAAGCTGCTGGATTTTATCAGGCCGCGCAGGGATCCGAAGACCGGCAAGCTGAAGAAGGGGCTGATGAATGCCGACGCTTACCGGAGGGTGGCGCGGATTACCCGCATGATGGAGGCGCCGGCGGAGAAGAAGGCCGAAGAGATGGAGCGGCTGAATGTTCAACTGGCTGGGGACGGTTTGGCGGAAGCCGATCATGACCGCATTGCCCTGGAGCTGCTGGACTGGTCCGCCTATGGGGCGCTGGAGAGCATGAGCCTGGATGCCGTGAGGGCTGCCGGGGAGAGTCTCCGGGAGTTGGTTCTGACGGAACGGAATGTGTGGGAATCCAAGCTGGAGGACGAGAAGAGGCGCCTCAAGAAGGTGGCCCAGGATGCCGCGGCAGTTCTGGGCCGGGCGGATGCCACGAAGATGCGCCAAATGACGGAGAAGGAGGAAAGGACGTTCCGGAAGTTCGGGGTTATTGGCCGCCATTTGATGAGTTTTTCCCAGGCGATGTATGCCATGAGCGGCATGCCCGGCGTCATGAAGGATCTGGCCCGGGAAACGCTGGATGCCGTGGCTGACGGGCATGTCGCTCTGACGGCCAGGGAGAAGGCCGTCATGGACGAGCTGGAAGGGTTCATGAAAGAGGAGCTGGGGTTGAAGGAGAAGCGGCAGAGGGCCGATTTTATCCAGGGCCTCAAGAAGACGATTAAGACCGGGATTGTGCGGGAGAAGGTAAGGGTGCACTCCCTGGATTTGACCGTGGAGGAAGCCCAGCGCTGGATTTCCATGAGCAGGGAGGAACGGCAGGCAGAGCGGGACCGGATGCGGGAAGAGGCGGAAATCAAGGGTTGGGCCGTGGAAGCCATGGTGGAAGAGGATGATGTGCTGCCGCTGAAGGAGGCTGTCCATTCCGCCCTGAATCCTCCGCCGCGCATTGACGGGAAGAAGGGCAGGAAGAGGGAGCGCGTCCAGGTGAGGCGCGAGTTTATGGAGAAGCAGGAGCCGCTTGAGGCCAGCGCAGACCAGCTTCTTAATGTCATTCTGACCTACGAGCAGCCTTTTTATGAAGAGAACGCACGCATGAACGGTTATACGCCGGAGGTGCTGGATGCTTTGCGCCGGAAGGTTGGCGCCGACGCGCTGGCCTTCGGTTACAAGATGCGCGAGTTGCTTTCCGATAGCGGGGTTGCCGAAGAGTTTGAGCGGCGTGAAGGGGTTCCCTTCCCCGCGCAGGCGAATTACTGGATGAGCCGTTTCCATGATCCTTCCCGCATCAATCAGGACCGGGATGCTCTGGATATGGAGACAGGGACCGGAACCCGGTACGGGATGCTGGTTCAGCGCGTGGACCACAGACATGAGGTTGATTTGAGCCTGGGGGCAAGCAATGTGTTCCTTGCCGCCTGCACCCAGCAGAATAATTACCTGATCATGGGCCGGATGACGGCGAGGTGGAGGCGCCTTTTAGCCAATAAGGAGTTCGCGGGGGCTTTGAAGCAGAGGCTTGGGGATGGTTTGTTTTCTTCCCTCAGGCAGATGGTTGATTTGTTTGACGGCGCCGGGGTGATGGAGGCGGTGACGCAGCGCACCATGGGCAGCCTGCTGGGCATGATTCAGAATGCGCATGCCGTGAGCGTGTTGTCCGCCGCCCTGACGACGATTGCCAAGCAGCCTTCCGCCCTGATGCACGCGGCGGCGTTTAAGTCTCCTGCCAGAGTGATGAAGCAGTTGCTGTTGGACCGGGCGGGCGCGGGCAGGATTTCGTTTGCCGAGATGCTGCGCAAACCGTTTTTCCAGGCGAGGTTTAAGGATGATCGTGTGTTTGTGGAGCTGATGCGCATGGGGGCCAATGCGAAGTGGACGCGGATGGCCGGCATGGCCCGCGTGGGGATGCAGGCTCTTGAGCACGTGGATGTGTGGTCTAATTGTGCCAGCATGACGGCGCTGTATAACCTGACCTGGCAGGATTTGGAGAAGGAGAACCGCGCGGCAGCCGTCCCGATGACGGAGGAGCAGATGGAGGAGGTTTGCGACAGGACGGTGAAGAATGCCCTGGAGCTTGTCGGACAGCCCCAGCGGCTGACGCAGCGTTCCATGATGGCGGCGCTCGGGAAGAGTAGTTTGTGGGTGCGGATGAGTTGTTACATGGGTAGCGAAGCGCTTAATAAGGTGGGCATGAGCGCAGCCATTGGAGAGAAGGCCCGCGCGGAAGGGGATGGCGTGGTCAAGAGGTTCGGCAAGAAGATGCTGTGGCTTTCCACGATGTCCGGCGTTGAGCAGGTTATTTTGATGCTGCTGGATTTGATGCGGGGCAACGGTCCGGATGATGACGAGGTGCCGGAGTGGCTGGTTTACAATTCCCTCACCGGGTTGTCCGGTCTTGGCTTGCTGAATACGCTGCCCATTCTGGGGCCGACGCTGGAGGAAGCCAGCGGGCAGCTTAACAAGCTGATTACCGGTAATGGCAAAGGCTTCATTAAGACCGGCTTGCTGGACGATATGCTGTTCAACCTCCGGGGGTGGATACGCTGCGTCAGGAAGTTCGGCGATGCGGATAAGATGAGCGGCGAAGAAATGGCCATGGCGATTCACAACCTCGTCCGCCTTGGGGCGGCAGGAACCGGATTAGGCCGCGGCGTCAACAGCACGATGCAGTGGACCAGCACGTTGAGCGGTACGCTTCAATCCTTCTCCGCCGTTGGGAACATGCTGCGCCCCCTTCTTCAGCGCGCAATTAACGAAGAGAAGCAGGAGAAGAAGGAGCGTAGGGAAAGGATGCGGAGATGGTGATAGCAGTGCATTTAGAAAAGCGCATGTTGACGTATGTAGCAACGAAGCGCTTTCTTTTCGTTTTTATTTAGTTTGCCGTTTATGTACTTGTAGCAGCAATAAGACAGCATTTCTTCGCTTTTGAGGAGCTTCTTTACATCGCTTAAATAAATGGAGGAAATAATGGCATCCGTGGCCCGCATTCTCATTTCATTTATCTTAGTGCGCCATAGATACAGAAGTGAAAATATGGCAATTGCTCCAAAGGCTATCGATACCGGAATTTGTACATAACCGCCATGATAGAAGGGAGCATCTTCATCATCAAATAAAAAGAGAGCGAAGAATAAAGCAATGAATATTAGGCTTATCGCACATGGCGTTATTTGATATGAAAAAGGAGGATGATATACTCCATGAGCGAAGAATCCTACTGAGAGTCGAGGAAAATATCTTACAGGGAAATGTGTTTGCTGATCATTACTCCATTCCATTTCGCAGTAGTCACGCATGATTGTACTGTAGGTGTATGAGAATACGTGATCACGGCAGCAATCATATGCTTGGTTGATTATGAAATAATGCTTAGGGTCATTCCATGCTGTGACAGAAACCGCTAGAATCAAATTTTTCTCCTCATCGGTTAGTTTACGGTCAGGGTAAATGTAGCTCTCGCATTTTTTTTCTGAGAAATAAGCAACACGTTCAAGGAAATCCTTGTCATCATCTGAGTAGGATATTTTTGACATAAGCCTGATATAGCATTACGTTAAGTGCAAAACTAGTGGAGTTTACTTTTTTGTTGATAACGCGCAACAAAAAAGCCCCGGCCCGAAGGCCAAGGGCTGAACAGGAGCGCTTTTCTTGAGCGACCAGGCTGCTACCATAGTCTGGCAGCAAGCGAGACGTAGCGACTCTACCCGGACGGGGCAATCTTATAGGGGTAAGTAAAGAAAGACAATAAAAAACCGCCCGCGTTTCCCAACGTGGACGGCTAACGGAAAATAAAAAAGAGAGTTTACCTATAACATATCTCCCCGGAGCGTCAAGCTTTCTCCCACCTGTCCAGGGTTTCTACGTATAGAGCGGAGATTTTGCCGCCGTCCATGGGTTCGATGTCTCCGAAGGCAGGGTTGATGGGATGGAGGGTGTATTCCATTTTGCCGGTTTCCGGGTTTTTCCTGCAGACCAGTTTTTTGAGCGTCACGCCGCGTTCATCATGGTATTGAACAATGGTTCCGGGTTTGGGGATGGGGGGGATGGTGTATTTTTTCATGATGACTACGGAGCCGTCCGGAATGGAAGGTTCCATAGAGTGGCCGTTCACGCGCAGCAGGTATTCTCCTTTTTCCAGTTCACGGTATAGCCGGATGTCCTGCGGAATGGTGTCTCCATCCGCCAGGTTGCCGGCGGCAATGTTGCCGATGATTTGTCCCTGGGCTTCCAAGGGGGGGGCTGTGAATGTTTTTACCGGGGTAAACTGTTTGTGGACTGCTTCCGCTTTCCTTTTCTGATGTGCCTTGGCTGTGACTTGAAGGATATGGGAAACCATATCCTCTATAGTTTTTTTTGCTTCATCCGCCATGGCGCGGAGTTGCTTTTCAAAGTCTGGCGGAAGCTCAAACTCAATTTCTTCCTCCCCTGACATCAGTTTTTCAATGAGTTCCATTTTTTGAGGGACGATCGGCTTGCCAGCGGAAAGCCAGTTATCAACTGTTCGCTTACTGACTAGCGTTTTTTCAGCTAACCACGCGCGGTCTCTCCCTATCTTTTTGAGCCACGTTTTGATGTCTTCTGCATTAAGCATGTCAGCATTATGCACCAGAAGCGCATTAAGAGCAATAGAAATATTTATCATAGATACACCTAAAACGAAAAATAATATTGACTAGATTTCGTCTCTGGTGCATTTTAAGGCTATCAACAGAACGCAAGACGCGAATATGATCATCGACCTGAAAAAAGAAACGCAAGAAGTTCGGGAGTGGTTCCGGGATGCGCAGGCCGCTACAGGCTTGAGCGGCCGGGCTCTTGTTATCGGTGCCATCATGGATTTCCGCCAGAAGGCAAAAGAACGTACTCTCCAACCTCGAAAAAAGAACCCCGAACCCAAGAAGCCGGCAGCATGAGAGGAAACCTTTTACTGCACGCTCCTGATCTCGTGATCTCCATAAAGGTGCTTGATGGCCGGTGGAGTGAGCACGAAGGATTGGCAGTAGTGGCCTCCACTCGGAAATATGACGTCAGGGTGAAGAGCGACAAGCACTCCTTTGTCAATCAGCCTCCCTGTAACTGGGTTGTATGGGTCAAGGAATTGTTGGATAGTTCCCTTGTTCATATATCTGGAGATGATTTCCTGTTCGTTTTCAGTGAGGGTTTGGAGGGTTTGCTTCACACGTTCTTCTTTCGCTCGTTCCTGGGCCGCTTGGCGTTGACGCATCCTTTTCTTTTTCCGGAGCTCGAACATATATACCCCAGCGGTAAAAGCCCGCTTACTGATTACTACAACAAGGCTGCTGAAACTCACAAGAAAGGCGAACCCTATCATGTGGCCATACTGGTTGCGCCATTCATGAATGTGAAGCCATTGCGCCATTTGCTCGGGCAGCCAGAGGATAAGGGCGCATGCGCACATGATGATGGCTGTTGTTTCCTTTCGAGTTACGAGGTCGATCAACTGCGAAAGAAATTGGAATGGCTGCATGCACAGGAGAGTACCCGATAACCCTAACTATTTCAAACCTAACAATGATGATTATCGAATACGACAACGAAGATCGGTGCATCCGGGTGAATGGAGAATACGTCGCCATCCGGGAAGCGGAGGGCCTCATGGACGATTTGACGCTGGCGATTGACCAGTGGGAAGTGGATCACGCCGCGCAGTGCGACAACCCTGACGGCCATATCGACTGAACCATGGACGAAGACATCATTGAAGAATTGAAGCTGCTCGGCTGGCACGAGCTTTAATAATGAAAATATTATGACCTACCCTGAATCAGAGTTTTACGACTGCAAGACCTTGGCCCTGATGTACGATTCCGACCGGGATGTGATCAAGCGGACCGTCCATGAGTTGAAGGACAAGGGGCATGTGATCGAGATCCTGTACTGGGGCAAGCAAGGGAAGATGAAAGTACACGGCAAGCAGTTCCGCCGGGCGTTGCTCCGTGAATATGGAGAAGGAGGAGTGAGTAGATGAAGACCTTGTTCCAATTCCTGGCAGGTGGAGCCTGTGGCCTCTTCGCTGTAACCCTGTTCTGGCTGGCGGTGGAGTTGGATGACGCCGAGCTGCAGGCCGGCAAGAGTCCGCATTCCGGGTTTTGCCCGGAGTCTCCCTCCCCCATGAAAGCTTTTGACGGTTTATCAAAACCGTCCCGCCCTCACGGCATGAGGAAGCAATAACCAATAGAAAATACATAATATAATGATTACAAGTAATATTGATGCAGCATCGGAACCTGTCCAGGCAAAGCCTTTCGATACGGGCGACAGGGTGATGTTAAATTCCCAGCTTATCATCACTATGCCTAATCGCGGCAGAACCTACCGTTTTGCCCCGGAAGACGAGTTTATTGTCGTCCGTCGCAAAGATGAGAGAATTTTCTATGTCGCCTTCATCAAAGCTCCCTGGCTGGGCGTTTTTGAGTTGGATGACGAAGGATTCTCCCTGGCCGAAGAAGGCTAATGATTCCTTCCCGCCTCCACCCGGGGCGCGTCGATTGATTCTGACAGACAAGGTAAAATAGTAATAGTTAATTGATAATAAATAAAAATAGAAGAAATACGATTATGATCGCTATGAATACAGCACTACTGACAAACGAAGAACCCCTCTCCCGTTGCAGCGGGAAAGGGGCGGATGTTGTGAATAATGGCAAGACGACTGATCCTATCATTGCTCACAAGCCAGTAAGTACGACAGACGGGAAGCCCTGTCAACCGGCAAAGGCTGCCAGGACAGTCCGAAAGCCCGCCGCCCCCAGGAAGAAGCGGTATGATGAAGAGGATTTGGTAGCTTTCGGAGAGAATGCCTGCATGCTCCGGGGCGCGGCCGAAGCCATTCTGGATATGTTCCACGCCCTGTATTACTGCGACGACGACCAGAAGCAGATTGTCGACAGCGTGAAGGAATCCTTTCTGGATGCCGCCATCGTTCTGGCGAATGCGGCGGAGCTATTTGAAGAGAATATTCCTTTCAAGGTTTTGGACAAACGAAGAAAGACTTTCTCTGCTCTGGTTGAAATAGATGAAAAAGACAGTGATGTTCTTGCCGCGTTTACTGCCATCAATGCCGGCCGTATCCAGTGGGATGAAGGAAAGGTTTACATAGACCAGACACGCTATTCTATGGCGACAGAACTACTCAACCATGTATTGGAAAGCGCCAAGAAGTCCTTCTACCTTGCCGCCGACGCGACTTCCAATCCCTCCCTTGCCGCAACACTTGCTTCCATGAAAGGAGGAATGAGGTGATGAAGGTTGTTACTCTGAAAATACCTGTCTCTCAATCTATGTATGATACCGCCAAATTTGCGGTGGAAGATGGGTTGGCGAGAATCGAAGAAGAGTTCCTAGCTCGCGCTGCACTCAAAGGAATTTTCTCTGATTTTTTTGAAGATAGGCAACTACGCCTGGACTTAAGCGGCTATTTGGACGAGGCGATTAAAAACGTCTATACCGAGGAACTTGCCGGGGAAACCCGGCAAGATTCCAAGGAAGGTCAATGCGAAGGCTGTATCTGTGCGGATTGTTGTGAATGCTCACGCGGAATGACCGACATGTACACTCCCAAAAAAGGAAGGAGGGACCGGGCATGACTCCTGAAGATATGGAGAAAAAACGCCGGATATGGAGAGATTACAAGCTCCGCAAAAAGGCAGGGCTCACGAAGACCCAAGAGCAAGCCGAACGAGAGTCCATGGCGATTTTGCGTGCCAATCAGGCGGCAGAAGCTGCCAGAAAGAGGGATGAGGCCGCCAGGCAGAAGAGGGAGAAGGAGAAAAGGGCGGCAGAAGAGCTTGTTGCTCAAACCGAGCTTGAAACCCTTAATCGTGTTTGCGGAACCAGTTTTTGTTATGGCCAGTGTGTTCTGGTAACATGCGGCAGGAGAGCCCGTGTGAAGGGAGCTACTCCCAGCAGGTTACTGGTGCATCTTTTTAGCGGGGAAGTTTTGTTGGTTTCCCCCCATGATGTATGGTCCATGGTGGAGTTGAGCAAGCAGGCCGTGTTCGAGTTTGAAGAAGCTCCTGGGAAGATCTCTAAGAGCGGTTCCGTGGACGGGGCCGGACGGGTAAGGCACATGGTAGCTCCAGGTGGTTATGTTTGAATAAGAGAAGAAAGGAGGAGAAAAGTGAAATCCACCTACATTGACCAACCAGGCCGCGGCATCCGTGCTGGAATTGAAAATGAGACAGCTTGTTTTCCTATGGAAACACCAGAACAGGAAGAGCGCCGTTTCATTCAGGAGCTTTGCCGCATCAAGGGGGAACTGGGGCGTACAGGCCGCTACGGCGTGTATTTTGACCTTACAGGCCCGGAAGTAGAGTTTTGGGTAGAAGAGTTCGGCAAGCCGGGTTTTCTGCTCCACGTCAAACACCAGGACGCCGGCGCGGTGCTGGATTACGTCCGCAAGAGGTGTGCGGAACTGCATTTAATCGAACAATGGCATCATCAAGAGTAATACGAAAAGGGTTGCGTTCTTCGGACGTGGTCGGACAACTTTCTTTCAAGGAAATTTGGCTTTATGAAGGCTTGTTGTTCGAGGCGGACGACTACGGTTTGTTTGAGGCCCGCAGCAAGAGTCTTCGCCGGGATATTACGGGAGAAAAGGAAGATGAATTCACCGTGGAGGAGGTAGAAGCCTTTCTTCAACACGCGTCAGATCTTGGCCTGGTGATTCTCTACGAGGTGGAAGGAAGGCGCTATGGATGGGTACAGAAGTTCCGCCAGCAAGTCAGAGCAAAACGGTCCCTTTTCCCTCCGCCTCCTGGATATGTAATCCGTGATAAGAAATTGATTGCAGTTGATAAGCACATGCGCAGCACATGCTTATCCGGTGATAATCAAATGATGGACAAAAATGAAGAAAACGCCTCTGTCAGTGAGTTAGGCGAAATGCTTAGCACATGCACAACAAATGATAATCATCTGCCAGCAAATGTACACTTAGACGAAGACGAAGACGAAGTAAAAGACGAAGTAAAAGACGAAGACGAAGTACCCCCCCTTACCCCCTCTCCATGCACCGTGGAGGAAGTCGAAGCTCATTTGCAGGCCGCGGCTTTTGCGGGGCGTGTGCGTTTGGTTCCCGACCAGATACCGGACTGCGCCACGGCCTACTGGGGAAGCAGGGACGCCGTCAACTGGACCCGCAACGGCATCCCCGTGACCAAATGGCAATCCGACGCCATCAGCTTCGCCACCAGCTACGCCCTCAACCATCCGCCGCCTCCTGAAAATGGAAATAGCGACCCCTTCGATCCAAGATTTAGAAAAAACATTTAACCATCAAAAAGAGAAACCATTATGCAACTTACAGAAACACAACTCAACGCCGAAAAGACCGTTCTTGGCAACTGCATTGACGGAGCCGACAAGGTGGCCGCCCTGATCGAACAGGGCTTCACGAAGGCTCATTTTGTCCTTCTGGCCCATCAGAAGGTCTGGAGCGCTTTTGAGGCGCTGGCCAGGACTCCGGAAAAGGTCAATATCACCGACCTGATCCAGCACCTGGAAGCCGCCGGCGAGCTTGAATCCGTAGGAGGTCACGCCGGGCTTGTCGAGCTTTCAACCAGCTTTGCCTACCATTTCCAGTTCGAGCCCTCCGTGAAGATTCTGGTGGAAGCCAAGAAGAAGCGGGATGTGGAATCCCTGTTCATTTCCGGGCTGGAAAATCTTCAAAACCCAACCCTGACCAAAGACGAAGTGCTGGCGGAAGCCGAAAAGGTGATGTCCTCCTTACGGGAAAGTTACGGAGTGGCCCAAGTGGCGCGCATGGCTGATGGCACACAGAAGGTGGTGGAAGGGTTGGAGTTTCGCATCAAGAATCCAGGACAGACCAAGGGGCTTCCTACCGGCTACCCCTCCCTGGACAGGATGCTGGACGGCTTACAGAACACGGCTATGGTGGTCATCGGAGCCCGGCCGGCCGTGGGGAAGACTTCCTTCATGACCAACATTCTGTACAATCTGGCCGCCGAAGGGGTGCCAGTAGGCATGTTCTCCCTGGAAATGTCCAAGGAGCAGTTGCTTGAACGCACGCTTTTTGGCATGTCCAAAATCAATGCGGCCAATCTGCGCCGAGGCATCAAGCTGACCAAGTGGCAGCAGGATGCATTCACCAACGCGGTTCGCAAGGTAAGGAGCCTGCCTTTCTTCGTGGACGACCGGGGCGCCTTGAGGATTGACCAGATCCAGGCGACCGCCCGGCGCATGGTTGCGGACCATGGCGTGAAGTGCATCGGCGTGGATTACCTGCAGCTTGCCAATCCTACCGGACGCCAGTCTTCCCGGGAACGGGAGGTGTCGGAGATTTCCGCCGGCCTCAAGGCTCTGGCCAAGGAACTGAACATTCCTGTGATCGTGCTTGCCCAGTTGAACCGGGAAGCGGAGAAACGCGCCGGGAAGGAAGCCGGGGTTCCCCGTGTGTCCGATTTGAGGGATTCAGGGTCTATCGAACAGGACGCTGATCAGATATTGTTGCTCTACAGGCCTTACGTTATGGACAAAAACGCAGATCCGGCAGAGGCGAAAATTATCGTCGGCAAGAACCGTTTCGGGGAGATTGGTTACATTGACCTGAAATGGGATGCTGCCGCCACGACTTACAGGGAGGTTTAATTCATGATGCCTTTGAACGACAGGAAGATGCTGCACCTGATTGTGTTGGCGGGAGATTGCGCCGCTTGCGGGGTGACTCCGCCGCTTCAGCCTACCATGTGCGCCGTGATGAGGATGCTGGGGCTGCTGGGAGCCATGACACTGGCAGAGCTGGCTAACGTTATCCCCTGTTCGGTCGAGGCGTTGCGCCAGCAGTTGAGCCGCCTGATGCGCTGCGGCCTTGTGGCAAAGCAGGTCGAAAGGCGCGATGGAAAACCCGTGGGCATGTACAAGCTGACACCCAGCGGAACCATTACCCTGCAAGGCTGGATGGCCGACACGGAAAAGTTTCTCAAGAGATTACAAACCCAACCAGAAAGGAAATAGAACGATGGAAATGCTGAATACGAAACAATACGAACTGGCCCATGCCGTAGCCGCAGGGGAAGACCACGTGGAAGCTTACATGCGCATTTACGGGGCGAGCCGGGAGACGGCGGGCAAGAATGCCAAGAAGACGCTGACCAAGCCGGAAGTGGCCAAGCTGCTGGAGGATTTACGCGCCGCCGATAAGGCGAGTGTGGAGATGATTAAACGGGAACTGACTGCGGAGCTGCTGAAGGACAGCCGCAATGCGACTCTTCCCGCCCGCGACCGATTGGCGGCTCGTGCGCAACTGGCTAAGATTTACGGGCTGGAGAAGTCGAACGTGCATGTTTCCACGGATGACGAGTTCCGGCAGGCAATTATTCAGGCAGCCAAGGGGGAACCCCTGGTGAAGCCGCAGGCAAAACAGTGAGTTCAGAAGAGTTCAGGGGAATAAAAAGCCGCCCAGTAACCCCGGGCGGCTTTATTTTATTAAATAAGGGTGGCTTTATATACATGCCAGATATTGCCCAGCATATCCTGGCACCATGTGCCGTTGTCATCCTCCCAAAGCAGGACAATGGCGCTTACTGCAAGTTGATATGTTTGTGGAGATTCCTTGTTTATATCTTTTTTGGAAATGACTTCCAATGCTTCAAAGTTCAGTTGCATCCATGTAGCGTATCATATTGGCGCAAATGGTACGAAATGAACGGCAGGAGGCATGAATCTGCATGTTGTCCCCATGAAAGCGCCTGATCAAGGGATGAATGGTTATTTTCAACCATTACTTTTTTGTGTGACATCGTCACGCTTGCGCGGGTATGGCTTCTCTCTCCATGATGGGGTCATGAACCTTGACTTTCTAGGAGCAGAGCAGAATTTCACCGTGCTGGAGGGCAGCCAGCCGACTTACAGGCTGGATTTCATGGATGATTCCGGCAATTCCCTTGTTCTGGATAACGTGACCTTTGACGGCCTCCTCACGGCGCCGGACGGGACGGAACGAGCCTTGGATATTACGCAGGCAGAGAGCGGCAATACGCTGATGGTCGTGTTCCCCGTGGTGGATGTGGGTGTATATTTGTACGAGCTGCGGGCCACCAGCGAGGGCGGAGACCGCTTGCGGCTGGCCTACGGGAGGCTTGGGGTGATGGGCACCAACCTGGAGCTTGCCCGCGTGGAGGACGACACGGAGGTGCGCCGGATGGCCGTGAGGGTGCCCGGCAATGCCGCGGCCCACTGCATGCTGGAATGGCGGGCGGTGACGGATGCGCAGCGGGCGGCCCAGGACGCGGCGGATTCCGCCAGGGAGGCCCAGGAGGCTTTGGACGAGATGGAACAGGTGCGGAAGGATGCGGAAGATGCCGTGAAGCTGGCACAGGATTCCCTGGGCAAACTGAATGCGCTGGATGCCAGGCTGGCGGAGGTGGAAGGGCATATTACGTCCGCTATCGTTCCGAATCCTGTGACGAATACGTGGTGGATTTGCGGGAGCAATACCGGCTATCAGGTGACGGGAGATCCCGGCAAGAGTCCCAGACTTTCCGCTGTCGGAACGTGGATGATCTGGAATGTGGAGACGCAGGAGTGGGACGATACGGAGATTTCCGCCGCCGGGGAGGACGGACACAGCCCGTATGTGAATGCTGCGGGCCATTGGTGCACCTGGAACGTGCTGACGGGCGAGTACAGGGACACGGGGCTTCCTGCCGCCGGAAAGGACGGCATTGACGGGGCCAGGGTGCGCCGCATCATCGTTCCCGGCAAAGACCATATTCCCCAGAGCGGCGAGACCTGCAACGGAGGGTTTTATTATTATTGCCCCTGGTATGATGAGGCGAATGATCGCCATTTTGACGTTTACGCCTGGCTTGAGTCTGATGACGGGTCCGGCAGCTGGGTGTGCGTCGGAGAGGCGAATGATATTGCGACGGCGGAGATTTACGGCCTGGTGCGGCTGGGGACGGATACGACCGTGCAGGACGGGGCGCCGGTGGGTAATGACGCCGCCGGACAGCTGAGCGTGCCCCATGCGGATTTCACGACGCCGGGGACGGTGAGACTTGCAACGGCGGATGTGCTGGCGGAAGGCGGGGCCGTAGGGTTTGACGCGGAGGGGCGCATGGTGGCCCAGCCCGCGGCTTATGGACGTTATGGGACGATGAAGCCTTCGGCCAACACCGTGCCCGGCACGTGGTGCATCGGCATCAACAGCGACGGTACGGCCGGCGTGAATTGGGCCGGGCTTCATAGCGCGGGCGTCGTCAAGCTGGGAAGCCAGTTCGGGCAGAGCAATCCGATTCCGTACCAGCAGGGGGTTGGGGCTACGGAGGATCACAAGCTGGCCAATAATTTGGTGTTCGGCGGAGCGTTGCAGCACATGAGCCCGTCGGCATGGGGCAGCAAGCACATGGATTGGCTGGACAGCCAGATGAGCAAGACGCCGGAGTGGTTCGGAGACGCCTATTATTTAGGGTTGGCAACGTCCGGCCAGTTTACGCAGAGCCAGACCGGAGGTCTGGAGCTGCAGAGCGCCGCGGCGGATTTGCTGGCCGGGGTTTTTCTGGCTTCTTCGTTAGGCAATCCGATTGACGGGACGGCGGCGGACGCCAGGGGCAACGCAGTTCCCACGGCAGCGCAGACGGCTGATTACCTGTCCCAGTTCTATTACAACAAGAGCGAAGTGTTTACGAAGGAGGAAACCCGCGGGCATGTGGCGAAAGAGCTGAAGCCCTATGCGACGCAGAGCTGGGTTGAGGGGAAAGGTTACGATACTGCGGCGAGCGTGGACAACAAGCTGACCGGGTATATTCCCAAGTCTCCACGGGTGGAGCGCATCGAGGTGTTGACCAGGGAAGAGTACAATAACCTGACCGCCCGCGACGCCAAGACCCTGTATATCATGGCGGCGAGTGTTGCATCCTGATTTTTTACGACCATGAGAGTTTCCAACGGTACGAGATTCATCAACAGCTTTGTGGAGAATGTCTGCCTGGGCGATGCGGCGGTGAGCCATGTGTGCCTGGGGGATAGCCAGCTTTACCCGGAAGATACGTCCAGCATGCGGAGGCTGACGGTGGAGCTGCCGGCGGCAGGTTCACTGGAGTGGGCCTACTGGGTGCACGCGGTGGCGGCCGTGCAGGATCTGGTGACGCCGAAGCGGTATATGCAGCTGACGGCGGGAGGGGAACGGTACATGGTGCATTCCTCGTTTAATGCGCTGCCTTCCGTGATGTTTGAGTCCAACGGCGTGTTCCTGTTTTACCCGGACGAGGGGGCATCCCTGCATTCCGTCAGTCCGGGGGATTCCGTGGAGGTGAAGGCCGTGATTCCCGTGATTGACGACGCGCCCCTTTCCATCCGGGAGCAGGATGGTTCCGGCAGCCGCAGTTATTCCCTGCCGTTTTTGCCCGGTACTGGATTGTTTGTTCAGTGGACGAAGGGACAGAAGAAGAAGAGCGCGGGAACCTATTTCACCCTGTCCGGTTCCGGCAGTGGGCTGGCCCATATTCAGGGACAGGGGCAGAAGAACGGGCACGGACGCGGCGAGACGGTGAGTTCCGTAGCGTGGCCGTGGGCCTGCCGGGTGGCGGACGGTTCCACCCATTCCTGGCTGAATGCTTTTGTTGACAGAGATACGGGGATGCTCCTGACGATGCAGGGTTACAATTCCTGCAATGCGCTGATGGGCCGCCCGCGCTATCCGGCTTTCATCAGGACATTCAAGCTTAAAGTCTTGTCTATCGCTTAACATGCAAACGAGAACATGCTTCAACGGAGGGGAACAGAGCCCGGAACTTGCGGCCCGGTGTGACCTGGACGCCTATATGCGCGGATGCCGGGTGTTGGAGAATTGGGTGGTTTCGCAAATGGGGGGCGTGAAACGCCGCCGCGGGATGCGTTATTTCGCAGACGCCTTGAGCGAGCATAGCCGTCTGGTTCCTTACGTTTATTCCTATGCGGACGCTGACGGCCTGCGCTTTCTGGTGGAGATTGCCGGCGATGTGGTCAGGGTGCTGGATATGGAGGGCGCCGAGGCGGCCCGGTTCACGGACGGCGAAGACGGGATGGATTTTTATTTGGATCCTGATACGGTGCGGTGGCGCCAGCTGAATGCTTTGTTGTATCTAACCACGCAGGATAACCGCCCCATGGTGCTGAAGAGGGACGGGGACGGCGTCTGGACGCTGGAGGCGTGGGAGTTCAAGCACCACCCCTGGCGATACGTGAATGAGAAGCGGGACCATCCGCTGGTGCTGACGTGCAAGCCCGTGTTGGGGGATGTGCGCTATACGGTGGAGTTCGACCCGGAGGAAGAGCCCAGAGAGAGCGCCATTGAGAGCGCGGATCTGTTGCGGGCCAGTTTTTGGCTGGAGCAGCAGGAGGCTTTCGCCAAGGGGGGAGACCTGCGCCGGAATGTCATTATCACAGACGGATTGCGGACAGCTTCCAAGGGGGACCGCCTGGCCGTCCATACCGACACCACCGTCAAATACTACATCTGCAAACAGACGCTTTCCGCAGATGTTTATACGGAGGGGTTGGATGAGCCCGCTTGTTATCCCGATTGTTTTGTAGAGGCGGAGAATTTGGACGGGTTTGAAGGAGTGACGCCCGTTTATTCCGTCAAGGATGTGACCGGGAACGGTTTTGTGGATAAGGGCACGAAGGTGGCTATCAAGTCCGGATACTGGGAGTATTTTACCTGCATCCGGGATTTCACGGAGGAGGATATGGTGGATCTGGGCACGGGGTTCGGGGATTATCCGGGTTATTTTGTGCGCGGTCTGGCCGTGGGGAATGCTCTCACCTGCCGGGGAAAGTGGGAGTTTTATTGTTCCGGTTTATGGTACGGCAGCTACGAGGTGCGCAAGTGCTATGATTCCGGCGATCTGGGAAGTGATTGGGAGACGGCCGGCACAAGCTTTTCCCGGATTGGGGAAGCCAGCAATACGCAGTTGACGGGGGACGAGAGCGACGAAGAATGCTTCCTGCGCCTGTTTCTGACGCGCAGCAAGTTTATGGGGGCTTCCCTGGCGTCCGGGTTTCCGGCGGATAGTTGCGGCAACCGGCTGATTGTGCCCGGCTACCGTCACGATATGGTGCTGCGGGCAGTACCTACGCTGGATGATGCCGGCGAAGTGGCCGCCGTGGAATGGTCCTGTGAAGACAAGGTTCCCGTTGAATGGGTGGGGCGTCGAACGGTTCATAATTGGAGCTGGGCGGCTTTTTCAGAACGATACGGGTTCCCGCTGCTCTGCGAGGTGTATAATCAGCGGCTGGTGTTCGCCTCCACGCTGGAGCAACCGCAGACCGTGTGGATGAGCCGCACGGATGATTTCAACAATTTTTCCACCGGGGACAGTGATGACGCGGCTTTGGCGCTGACGATGGCCACTTCATCCCAGAATCCGGTGTGTTGGATGATGGCCCAGTCCCACCGCCTGCTGCCAGGCACGAGTGAAGCGGAGTGGGTGATTTCTGCCGGATCCAGCCAAGGGAGCATCACGAACTCCAACGCCCAGATTGAGGACCACGGACATGTGGGCAGCGCGGCGATTCCGGCGCTGATGGCTACCGACAAGGTGCTTTATATTGAACGAGGATCCGGCAGGTGCTACGAGTACGGTTATTCCTTCGAGACGGACGGCTACCGTAGCAAGGATTTGACGGTGCTGGCGCCCCATATCCTGCGCGACCACGGCGGCGTGAAGCACGGCACGATGCTGCGCAAGCCCGATACGGTGGCGGTGTTTGTGCTGGCGGATGGGCAGCTCGCCTTGTGCACCTACAACACGATGCACGAGGTCAACGCGTGGCACCGTTGGATTACCAACGGACACATCCTTGCCGCCTGCGCGATGCCGGACGGGAACCGTTCCGACCGCCTGTTTCTGGTGGTTAAGCGCGAGACGTACACGGCAGCCGGGGATCTGGCGGACAGTTCCCTTTATATTGAGGTGGTGGATGACGATTCACCTTATGACGATGTGGGTAATGATTATGTGTCCACACTGCTGACCAACGCCTTGATCAATCCGCTGGAAGCACGGGTGGAGAGAACCCCGAAGTTTCCGGTGGCCGTACTCTTTGGCCAGGATTGCCTGACCGAGCCTCTTCGGGTGACGGGAGACGGCGAGCAATGGGTGCCCGTGGCCAGCAACGCCCCCGTGATGACGAAGGGCTGGCACGAAGTGATTACGGTGAACCGATGGCAGTATGAGCATGTGGTGGGTCTGCGGTTCAGCGGTCCTGCCGGGTGTGAATTTTTGGCGATGCAGGGATGATGAACGCATTGAAACAGGCATGGGATGTGTTGGAAGGCATCAAGCCCGGGTTGTACGGGGAACATATCCGCACAGCTCTGGACATGGGCGGCATTGTCCATCTGGCGCCGGATTGCGTGTACATGGGTATTCCTCGAGATCCTGTGGACGGAGATGACGCCCACACGTTCCTGGTGTTGTTTGTGTGCGGCAATGGGGCGCGTATCGGCGTCCAGGCGGATTACCTGCTGGGGCTGGGATATACGCACGTGATTTGGTGCCGGGAGGTGAAAGGCTACGGTCCCCAGGGGTTGCAGAAACACAGCATGGGGAAGTTTGCCCGGCTGGCACAACGATTGAACGGAGGGTAGCAATGGGTGAGTATTGGTATGAGAATTGCTGGGCAAGCCAGGAATGGCGGCTGAATCATTTGTATTGGATTGAGCGCAAGAATGGTCCACCATGCCGATTCCGTCTGAATTGGGCCCAGCAGGAGCTGCACCGTAACTTGTGGCACCGCAATAATATCCTGAAGGCCCGCCAGCTTGGGATTTCCACCTACACGTCCATGTTGATGCTGGACATGTGCCTGTTTCGGGAAGGTTTCCATTGCGGCATCATCGACAAGACCCTGCCGGATGCCCAGGAGAAGATGGGCAAGATTTCTTTTGCGTTCCATTCTCTGCTGGAACCTCCCGTCAACGGGGAAGAGTTTATTGAAGACGAGTGGGAGCGGGAACAGATCAATACGTTTGCCCGGCAGCTTTTTGTGAGTGCCAAAGGCAGGATTTCAGACACCAGGGCAAAGTTTGCCACAGGCAGCAATATTCGCGTGGGAACCAACCTGCGAGGCGGTACGATGCAGTTGCTGCACGTTTCCGAGTTTGGCTATGTAGCCATCAATGACCCCAAGAAGGCGCTGAAGATTCTGTCCGGCGGGATCAACACGGTGGGACGCGACGGTGTGGTGATCATGGAATCCACTCATGAAGGCGGCAAGTATGGCGAGAATTACCGTATGACCAAGGCGGCCATGGAGAATGTGGGGCGCACTCTGACGCCGCTGGATTTCAAGTTCTTCTTCTTCCCCTGGCACAAACAGTCGGAATACCGGGTGGACGAGGGCGGCCCTCTATCTCCGAACAAGCAGCACCGGGAGTATTTCGAGGGGTTGGCCAGGGAGGGCATCCATCTGGACGAGGGGCAGAAGCGCTGGTATTTGTCCCAGTGGAATACGTTCGGGCACCTCATCAAGCAGGAGTACCCCAGCACTCCGGCAGAGGCGTTTGAAACGCAGGTGCACGGGGCCGTGTACGGCTCCCAGATTTCCATGCTACGTGCGGAGGGACGCCTGAAGCAGCAGTTTGAGCCCGACGATACACGTCCGCTGTACGTGAGTTGGGACATCGGGCTTTCCGATTACATGACCCTGTGGTTGATTCAGCCGGGAGGGGACGGCAAGTTCTATGTCTTGGACCATTATTCAGCCAATGGGAAGGAGCTGGCGCATTACATTGGTGTCGTGCGCAGATGGGAGGCCCTTTGCGGGCAGAGCATCGCCGCTAATTTCCTGCCCCACGATGCGGCCAAGCGGGACTGGGATTTGACAAGTTTTGAACAGCGTCTGGCCATGCAGGGGCTGGTGTGCCGGGTGGTGCCGCGAACCAACGATATTTGGACGGGGATTCACGCTACCAGGCAGTTGCTGCCTCATTGCGTGTTCCATGAACGATGCAGTGAGCCGGTTATTGTGGATGGCGTGGAGTATATGAGCGGTGTGAATGCTCTGGAGAATTACCAGACCTTGCCGCCGGGGGCCAATGGACGGGTGATTTCTATGCCGCTGCACAATGCCTGTTCCCATTCCGCAGACGGGTTCCGGACGTTTGCCGAAGCGTATGCGCATGGTTATGTCGAGAAGACGGGAGCGCGAGCACTCCAGAGAAACGAACAGAGAAGAGGTATGCGCAAGGGGATGGCCAGGGGCGTGCCGTGGGCAAAGTAATTTTTTTTGCCGTGTGACACCGTCACGCTTTCTTTCCGTTCGCTGGCATGTGAAATCATGATACATGATCATCAACACCACCGCAGGCAAGACTTATGCCGTCACGCCTCAAACGGATTGCACCGTTTCTACCACGGAAGGCGTCTTGATTGCTTCCTGTGCGGCAGGAGAGCAGATGCTTTTTGTCGCTCCTGGCGCGGAAGTGGAAGTGAGTGACGATTCCGCCCTGGTGACGGAGTCTTTTAAGGGGGCCCCCGCCGGATTGTCTGCCGTCTGGGGCTCCATTAAAAAAGTTTCCGCTTCTCTGGCTTCCAAGCTTAATTCTTCCACATTTAACGCGCATAAAGCTGATACTACTGTCCATGTTACGGCTCAAGAGCGTGAGATGTGGAACGGCAAGCAGGACAAGTTGACGGATAGCGCCGGCAACATGACGCTGGCCGGAGGTCTGACGGCGGCGGGGGCCGTCAACGCCAACGGAGGCATCAACATCCCGCTGGCCGTGGGGGCGGCAACGGATACGTCAGCGGTCAACCGCCTGTACGCCGCCGGGCTGGCTGCCGTCACTGACGCTTTTTCCGTCAGGTGTTATCCGCTCCTGGCGGATTGCTCGTCTTCCAATGGGACGGTTTTCAAAACGGACAGGGAACCCAATTCCCTTTATTTCAATGTCCCTCCCAATTCCGTCTTTACCGTGAAATGCGGCCTCGTGACCAACGCGAGGCCCATGCACAATTATTCCAGCATCCGGGGGTGGGTGGCCCCGCTGCGGCTGCCGTCTGTCAGCACGAAATTCACGGCCAGGTTCGGCCAGATGACAACGGTTGCGCGCATGGGGCGGGACAGGGACGCGTTTACGCTGGTGCCGGATCAGGCGGCTGGCGGCTACAGGATTGGGGAGATTATCGATATTACGTTTGATCATGTCCGGGACGCGGACGCGGGAGGGTATCATATTCGCGTCCGGGAGATCTATTATTCCAATGCCGAGCAGAAATGGAAGATGAAGACGACGCAGGCCCTCGCGCCGGAGACGTCTTCCAATACCGGTTATCCCGTCTGCGTGTACGCGGTGGTTTACGAGCAATACCAGGACGGAGGATATGATACTGAAGACAGGGGTGCGCTGTGGCTGCTGCATGGCGGGAATTCCTCCCGCGGCTGCGTCAAAATCGCCACGGTGAAGGGAGTCCATTGCTTTGAGAGTATTTATCCCTTTTCCGGATATTATCTTGATATGGAGAATACCAACAGCTGGGCGTTGGCCGGAGCTTTCCTGCCTGCGACGATGCACTTGCATTGCAATAACGTCAATCCGGCGTATTACGGTTTTTCCTCCATGGAGAGCAATATCATTGTCTCCGAGGCGGTGGAGGATTTTGTTGACCCGGAAGCCGAAACAATTACCGAAGATTGAGCATGAATAATTCCGAGATACAAATACAGTTCCCGAAACCCGGCGAATGGGGAGAATTCACCCTGACGGCCATTTACCCGGACGAGGAAGGGTACACCCGCATAGACCGCTATCAACAGAATGATGTACCAGAGGAGCAGACCCCGGCCATGCAGGCCGTAGTTGCCGCTCTGGTGGGATTGGGTGAGGATTGGCAGGCCGTCCAGGTGTGGGCAACACAGGATTGGTATTACCCGGATCCTGCCAATGAGGATGACCCCATTGTGGGAGTGGAGGCGGTGTATCTGGCCGTGGAGGCCGTTAATCCCCACGGGGGGCGCAGGATTTTTACGGACCGCGATTACCCGGAGTTCATCATTACCGCCCCCGCCGCCGTGGCGTTTTTTAAATATTTCACAGAGCAAAACCATGAGTAAATTAAGTGACGAGCAAAAGCAGGCCGCCCTTGAGGCGGGGAAGCAGGGCATGAAAGATGCCTACGAAAAAAGCAAAACTAAAACCGGCCTGAAGTGGTGGGAACGCCTTTTGTGGGTAGTCCTAGCAGGTGCTGCCTATGCGGCTTCCGCTCTGCTGGGTGGCTGCGGTCATTCCGTGGACGTGACGCCGGAAAAGACGGTGGTCTGCAAAGACGGCTCCTGCCTCGTCATTGAGCAGGGGCATATTTCCTACAGCCAGGCCCAGCCGGAAACGGATGTTCCGCCCGTCGTGCAAGTCATCCCTTCCAAGAAATAAGGCCATGTGCAAACCCCTTAAAGAATATTTGGCCGTTGTGCGGGAATATAAGGATACGATTGTGATGTTTATCGGCATCGCGGCGTGCGTGTTCGTGTATTGCGATTTCCGCGCCCTTGCCGCTACACAGGCGGAGACGGCCGCCAAAACAGCGGAAATCCTGCGTACCATGGACGGGCGGCTTTCCGCCCTGGAACATCAGAGAGGAGGCCGTAGCGGTGAATAAGCTTCTGAATCCTTCCGTTCTTTTGCCGCTGATGGGGGGCAGCGGCCCGGCGTTTTTGCCGCCTGCGGAGACACGGCTGCAAGCATTGCCGCGTTCTGTTTCCCCATTGCGCGCCTTGTGTTCCTCCGATGTGCGGAACGCTGACCAACTGTAAAGTTTTTCTTACAAGTTCCCTTTAGTTAATAATCAATAGTTTCCGCATGCCTACCCTGTACATACTCATTGTGGACGAACCCGGAAAGGAGCAGTGGATGAAAATTTTTCTTACCGAAAGAGACGCCGCTTTTTTCCTGGCTCAATTTAATGAGTGGCATTTGCATGCCAAGTGTCATTGCTACACCGTGGAAGGCAAGCGGCTTGTGCAACTTATCGACAATCTGAACGAATGAATACTACAGAAAGAAAGATGGCTGCGGCTATCCTCCGGTTTGAAGACAGCCGCGTCACCGGGCCGGATTCCCTGCGCGTTTCCCGCCTTCCCGCCGCCGACAAGGGCGGCAAGTGGGAGATTTGCGGCATTTGCGACGGTATTGAACCGGACGTGTTTAACAGGTTGAAGGCCCTGCTGGATGCCGGAAGGCGTGAAGAGGCCTGGGAAGGTTGTCTCCAGTATGTCCTGGATAATACCGCCGCCGTGCGTTCCTGGCTGGGGTCTGACGCTTTTCCGGCCACGGAGTTTATGTTGCGGGACCATTTTTTCAATTCCGGGAGCAGGAATACCGGGAAGATTTTGCAGCGCGCGCTGAATGTCCACGGCGCCGGGCTTGTGGTGGACGGGATTGTCGGCCCCAGGACCCGGCAGGAGTTGCAGGACCAGCTGGCCGCTACGGGTGAAGCGGTGTTCCTTATCGCTCTGCAGGAGAAGCGTCAGGCGTTTTACCGCTCCTGCAGGCAGTTTCCGACCTTCGGGAAGGGCTGGCTGAACCGCTGCGACGATGCGTTCAGCGTGGCGCAGGAGCTTGTTTAGTTTTTCGATTAGTAAACACGATTATGGGATTCACCGGAGCGTTAATAGGGGCAGCCTTGAGTGTGGGAGGGAGCCTGTATAGTTCCCACCAGCAAAAGAAGCAGCAGAGAGCCGCTACCGTAGCGGCCCAGGAAGCAGCCAAGCGTAACGTGAGTGTGGGCGTCAGTGCCGCCGATCCCACCCAGGCTACAACCGATACCGGGGAAAGTGAGGAAGTCAACCGCCAGAACGCCAGCAGGCGCCGTTACGGCATGGCCCGAACTGTCAATCCCGGCGGCGTACTGGGTTCTTTGACCGGCGGACGCAAAACCCTGGGAGGATAACATGGAAATCGACTATTACAGAATTGCCCAGTCTCTGTTCAACAATACAAATTACGAGTGGAGACGGTATGTCCGGCATGTGTTGCCGAAGCTGATCCCGGCGGCGGATTTAGAGGAAATGAAAGATGATGGCATGCCGGAACGAGTTTGCGCCCGTGCCAAGACCGGCGTGCTGAAGCTGGCCAGCGCCCACCTCAATTATATTACGCCGCGAGGCCAGAACTGGTTCAAGTACGATGAATGGAATGAGATTACTGATGATGAGAAGTTCTGGCTGAAGGGTGCGGCACAGATTACCCAGAAGGAGCTGGAGGCAAGTAATTTTTATACTTCATTTATTGCTACAGTTATCGACCGTATAGGCACGGGCACGGGGCTGATGATGTCCGAAGAGAATATCAAGAAAGGCTCACTCGTGTTCACACATGTTCCCGCCGGAACTTATGGTCTTGCGGAGAACGAAGACCACGAGATTGACACGGTGGTTCGCAAGTTCAAGTACACCGCCCATCAGGCGGCTTCCGCTTTTGGGGAAGATGCTTTACGTGGAGCTATTAAAGATGCCTTTGGCGATAAGACGCGAAAGTACACACAGCAGTTCGAAATTTGGCACCTCGTTCTTCCGCGGGACGTGCCGCCGCTGGGCAACCGGAACCTGCCGCCGGAACAAATGAGTTGGGCGAGCGTGTATCTGGATCCGACGGAACAGCACATCATCAAGGAAAGCGGCTATTACGAGTTCCCCTACATGGGCACACGCTTCATCAAATACGGCAATGATGTATGCGGAGAAAGCGCCCTGGCTCCCATTGTGGACACTATTGAAGACAGCCTGATGATGCAGGAAGCCATGAAGGTGGCCGGACAGGCGGCGGCTTTTCCCCGAGTCCTGCTGACGGAAGACATGGTCGATGAAGTAGACTTGAGAGCCGGAGGGATGACGACACTCCGTCCGGAACAAATCAATAGCGGACTGCCCAGGGAATGGGCCACAGCTACCGAGTACACGGTTGGCAAGGATTTGCTGGAGATGTACAATGCCGAGATCGACGATGCTTTGTTTGTTTCCGTCCTTCAGGCGGTGAGCCAGGTGGAACGCCAGATGACGGCCCTGGAAGCCAACCTGCGCGATAATGAGCGCATGATGACCTTTACCCAGAGTTTTACGCAGTTCACGTCCGATATCCGCCCGATGATGGAGCGCGTTTTCTGCTCCCTGGAACGCCTGGGCAAGTTTCCGGATGATGGGAAGCCGCAGAGTTTGTTTGTGCCTCTGGACGAGTACGGCATCAAGATAAAGATTCTGGCTCCTGGAGTTAAATACATCAGCAAGATGGCCAAGGCTTTGGAACGCTACAAATTGAGCGGGCTGGTGGAAACGCTGGGACATGCCGTCAATCTGGCCAAGAGCACGGGGAATCCCGCATGGATGGATCCATTTGATGAAAACAAGTCCATCCGGTATATCGCCGACGAAACCAACGTGCCGGTGGAGTGCATGCGGAAACCCAAGGAGTTGAAGGCTCTTCAGAAGAAGCGTGAGGATGACGCCGATGCGATGCAGAAGGCAAAGATCGCCCAGATGATGGCCTCCGCCAATCGGGACAATGCCGGAGCCGCCAGCCAGGAAAGCAACCTTTCAGCATGACAACCATGAGAAAGAACCCACTGCAGGAAGAGACGAAGCGGAAGCTGGCCCGGCGCCGACGCATTTTACGAGAAGGAATTTCCGACGAGGCCATGGATGTTCTGAAAGAACATTTCGAGATTGGTCTTCCGGTGTTTCTGTTTGCCGACAAGCAGGGTATTCCGTTGAGCGGAGATCCCCAAATGTTGACACTGATGGCTGCCAGGCGCGACGGGCAGCTTCATGTGATCAAGTGGCTGGAACAGGAGCGATCCAGGAAGCCGATTGAAGATAATTCCACAACCACCAATAATTAAAATTATGCACCATATCATCACGATGCGAATGACCGTGCTGCGTTATCCGGAACCTGCGGATGCAGGAGGCGGACAACCGGCAGCAGATAATAACCAGGCGCCCCAGGGCGCCCCCACCGCGGCCCAGATGCCGCCCCAGAATCCGGAGGGAGGCAATCAGCCTTCGCCCGGGGAGGGAGGAAATCCGGCCGCTACACAGATTACTGACCAGAATGCCTCCCCCAATGAGGCGAATCCGTTTGATTTTACGCAGGAGGACATTCCGAGTCCGGGCCAGTCTCCGGAGGGTGGAGATTCCGGTGACGAGTATGTTTTGGAACTGGGCGAATCTTTTACCGGGACGGATGAGACCCGCTCCATGATTGCCTCCCATGCCAAGGCTAACGGGATTGCTCCCGAGGCCGCCGGCGCCTTCGTCACCCAGGTGTGTGATTCCCTGCTTGCCTCCCAGCGGGAGGCGGACAAGCAGGCTCTGGAATCCCTGAAGAATGAGTGGAAGGGGGAGTTTGAGGGGAATATGTCCGCTACCAGGCGCTTTATTGCCGATGCGGTGAAGCGGGGGGGAATGAGCAAGGAGGATGCCCAGGCTTTGATGAATCCTCATGTGTTCCGACTTTGCAACGTGCTGCGCGGCATGGTGGGCGAGGAACGGACGCGCGGGGCCGCGCAGGCTGCCGGCGTCCAGTCCCGCCAGCAGGAGATGGACGACATCATCAATAATCCGGATAATCCTTATCACAAGGATTTGTTCAATCCCGGCAGCAAGGGCTACAAGGCCGCCGCCGAGCATTTCAACAGGCTCGCAGGCATCAAGATTTATTAGTCTGTTTTTCTTTCTATTGGGCTATTGCGTATGGTGGCGGTGTCACGTGACATCGTCACCATTTGTTTATGCCCCGGTCTCGTGTGCAGTAAGGATGCAACAACCAAAGAACAATACATGAAGATTGAAAAAGCTATCATAGACATGTACGAGAAGACGCGCACCCAGCAGCTCATTGAAGAGCTGCAGCAAAAGGTGTCCGTCTTGACTCCGTTCGCCCGCGTCATCCACGGCTGCAACGGCAAGATGTACCAGATTCCTGCTGTCGGTTCCACGGAACTGAATCGACGGACCACCCGAATGCAGGAGATTGAAGCCACGGAGTTGGAGTTCGGTTTGCGCAACATGAAACCTCAACTGTTTGAAAAGTTCCTGAAATGGTCCACGGACGATGAAAAGTTTCTGGCCAATCTCCCAATTAACGCCACTACGATGGTCACACAGCTTACCAATGCGGCCGAGCGCGTAAAGGATGATGTCCTGCTGGGCACGTGTGTGGATATGGACGAGGATTCCGATACCTACGGAGAACACATTATCCAGACTCCGACTTCCATCATGGCCGATGCCGTGGACGGATCCCCCTATAAGGGCGGCACTACCGGCGGTCTGCTGGGCGACAACTACGTGGGGGACATGGGGTCAGAGAAAGAAGCTCTTCCCCAACAGCCCTACGTCCGCGGTGAAGGGCTTATTACCACTTGGGACGAGCTCACCGATGACTTGGACATCGACCCCAAGAAGACCAATGTGGTCCCGGTCAACTATACTCCGGAAGGTACGCTTACCCCCAGCGGTATTACGATTGACAAGCTGCTCTTTGCCAAGACCTGCATGCAGGCCCGCTACGCCCTCAATAGCGGTGGCACGCTGTGCATGGCCATTACGCCCCAGCAGGCATTCAATATGATGCGCCTGGACAAGTTGCAGAATATTGACTACGGCTTCCAGGCATTGAAGACCGGTTTTGTCAGCCCGCTGCTGGGCATCCGCTTCCTGATTACTGATTCCCTGCCGCTGGTCAATGTCGGATCGTCCAGCTCCAAGAAGTATGTGCGTGTCTGTCCGATGTGGCGATCCGAAGATCTGGTGTACGGTATTTGGGAAAATGCCAAGTTCCACATGCGCCAGCCGGATAATTACATCGACAAGTTGTTGGCGGGGGTAACCTTCGGCATGGGCGCGGCCCGTACCAGGGAAGAAACTGTGATTTCTATCCACTGCGAGGAAAAGTTCTCTGCGGCTTAATTCGGCAACATTGATATTGGTTCGCATCCAGGCGGGCGGCTTCGGCTGCCCGTCTTTTTTGTCATACGAGTGTTACAGAAACGTTACAGAAAGTTGTAAATATTTGACAGTAATTTATTATAAACCCGTCATCCGCTCCAACTTTTTATAGCAAAAGGCCCGCACAAATGTTGATGATGTGCGGGTTTTATATTATGGTTCGTACAGAAAAACCTGCCCCCCTATTGCAACACCGTTCCAGGAAACATTTTCATCTGCTCTGGTGAGGCCCACCGAACGACCCTCCTCCATGCATTTCATGGAAATGTTGTCGAAAGGCGGCCTCCGTCAACATTGCAGACGTTGCCGGTTATCACAGGCGCATCCTGTATTATTGCTTAATGATTCAGTATTTATCCTCCGGGACACAGGCGGACTTAATGATCACCGTATCAAGAACCTGACGCCATCTGTCATACGCGGAATGATATAACGCAAATCAGGTTTCCTCATCTAAGCATTCGAATATTCGCTGAAGAATCAGCGACAGTTTCATTCCTGCCACGTTCTATTCTCTCTTGACGGCCAGACTGACCATAAGAAGCGTATTCGTGCAAAGCACACTGTCCTGAACGATTCCCCAGATAGAGCGTTCGTGTTCTTGAACGTGTCGTGTGTATAGTACAACTCTTTCATATGGGTTTCCGTCTCATTGTAGACAGAAAAGCGAATGTTTTTGTCGAATAGCGTTACACAAACTATAGGAAACAGGATCAATGATGGCACATGCTTAAAATAATCTTATAACGCTTCGTTCATCAACTGCCGCAGAAAGTCGGTCGGCAACGATGAGAATCTGGCTCCCTCCATCAAGAATTAGAAAAAGATAAGACAAGCAGAGCAATTCCCGTAGAAATAGGGAACATAATTCCGCATTTATTTAATAGAAAAGTCTCCATGGAAAAT